CAGCATCCTGACAGAGACAAAAAGTGGGCAGATGAAGAAAAAAGTCGAGTAGGCGAAGAAAGATTTCGACGAGAGCATGAATGTGAATTTATTATCTTTGATGAAACACTAATTAACAGCCTTAAATTAGCCACTATGGAGGGCAAAGAGCCGGTTGTTAAAATGGGGCAAGTCCGCTGGTATAAAAAAATTAATCCTCAAGCAATTTATACGGTTGCACTAGATCCTAGTTTAGGCACAGGTGGCGACCCAGCCGCCATACAAATTGTCGAATTGCCTGCATTAGAACAAGTAGGAGAGTGGAGCCACAATACTACTCCCATTCAACAGCAAGTTAGGATACTTCGAGATATTTGCAAATACATTGAACAACATTGTGGCAGCGGAAGATCATTAGGTCAAATTTACTATTCTGTAGAAAATAATGCAGTTGGGGAAGCCGCGATTGTTGCAATTAATGAGATGGGGGAAGATACTGTTCCGGGCATGTTCCTAAGCGAACCTATTAAGAAAGGACATGTTAGGCGTTTCCGTAGAGGTTTTAACACTACTAACGTATCTAAAATATCTGCATGTGCTAAGTTTAAACAACTTATTGAAACTGACAAACTTACTGTTCACAGCAAAGCATTAATTAGCGAAATGAAAACATATGTGGCAAAAGGCGCTAGTTTCGAAGGCAAAACTAACGAAACAGACGACCTAGTGTCTGCTATGTTATTGTCAACCAGAATGTTGGTTATGCTAGGAGATTGGGATACAACAGTATACGACAAAATAATGGAAGATCGTGCAATGGAAGATATGGACCTTCCGCTGCCTATTTACATCAGTTAAACGCATAAATAGACTTATGAATATCATTGAAATAATTGCTCAAGACGTTTTTGACAAAGTTCGTAGTAGATTCTCTAATTTAGAGATGGGAGACGAATCAGGTGCAGTGACAAGCGCTCCTAAAGACGCAAGATTCTTTGACTTTGATTTTACTGTAGAAGGTAATAATCTAGGTCGTGTTAGTGTTTCTCTAAATGAATTAGGATCACTAAAAATATTCTACGGATACGATCTTGTAGAAGATGCAGATGCTATTTCTATGAGTATGTGGTATGATTTTTTAAAAGAAATGAGATTTTTTGCCAAACGTAGAATGTTAAGATTTGATACTAGAGATATTGCCAAAGGCAATCTTAACAAAAATGATTTTCAATATCTAGCACAAAATGGAACAAAGGAAAATAATATGAATGAGTCTAACGGAATGTATGGAGGTCCAAAGACCAGTTTCCGTAAATTAGAAAATACATTACTTCGAGTACGTCACTCTAAAACAGTTGATGAAAATCAACGAGGCGCAAGAAGTAGAAATATCAATGCATTGTTTATTGAAAATGAAGCAGGCGAACGTTTTAAATATCCGTTTGTGCATTTAGCAGGTGCTAAAGCAATGCAACGACATGTTGCAAATGGTGGCCGACCGTACGATGATGTAGGTAATTCAATAATTGGAATGAGTGAACAAATTGCCCAATTAACTGCATTTAAACGCCATGTTGGAAATCATGACGGTATGAACGAAGAAGTAAATGAAATTTTAGAGCGTAGTCAACTAAAACTTAACAATCTTCGTAAAACAGTCGAAGGAATTTCAAAACAAGGTTTTTATCAACAATGGGTCGAAACAATCAATCCTGCTAATGATGAAGGATTTGTAATGGACCAAGCAACAATGGAAGATTACAAAAGTAAATTTACCGTTAAAAACTTTAAAGAAGACTTGACGCAGTATTTTCCTTTGATCCACAGCATTATGCAAGAAACAGGCGAAGTTGATTTAGAAGCATATGTTGCACATGTAGAAGAAGTTCAAGAATCTGAAGAAGATGAAATTCAACAAGTTGATGAGTTTTCTCAATTTGAAAATTGGGCAGACGACCTTACTGATCGTGATGCCGAAGATGAGGATAGTGAAGTAGTAGACGAAGCACCATATGATGAACAAGAAGGAATGGAAAACAAAGAGCCTACTCCAGAAAGACCAAATATGCGTGAAGTAGCAGAAGTGGTAAAATCATTTTACGATGCTTCTACTGGCAAGTTTCCAAAAGGTGAAACAGGAGTTATTACTCATATTAAAAAGCAGTTCGGCGATCACGCCGCAGCAGTAGCAGAACAGTTTGTTGGGCAGTTGTCGCAAAAAGGACAAGCACTTGAGCAACAACAAATGGATGCTCAACAATTTGAAGAAATCAAACGGTTAGCAGGCTTGGCAAAATAAAAATCATTTTTTGCAATCAATTAGGTTGCAACGATAAATAAAACTGTGTATACTTAATGTATGCACAGTTTTTCTTTTTAGTCAGTTGCATAATATAAAACATTTTAAGGAAAATCATTATGGCAACTTTAGCAGAAATTCGAGCAAAACTTCAGGCATCATCTCAACAAAACACCGGCGGCTCAGCAGGTGGAGACAACGCAATTTACCCCCATTGGAACATCGCAGAAGGACAAACCGCAACGGTTCGTTTCTTGCCCGATGCCGATCCAAACAACACTTTTTTCTGGGTTGAACGTGCAATGATCAAATTGCCATTCGCCGGTATTAAGGGTGAAACAAACTCTAAACCCGTAACTGTGCAAGTTCCGTGTATGGAAATGTGGGGCGAAACATGTCCTATTCTTACAGACGTTCGCCCATGGTTCAAGGACAAGTCCTTGGAAGACATGGGTCGTAAGTACTGGAAGAAGCGTTCTTACTTGTTCCAAGGGTTTGTTACTAATAGCGAACACAAAGAAGATGGCAAGACTCCCGAAAATCCAATTCGTCGATTCATTATCGGCAGTCAGATTTTTAATATCATCAAGGCCGCATTATTGGATCCAGACATGGAAGAATTGCCAACAGACAGTTTGCGTGGCGTTGATTTTCGCATTGTTAAAACTAGCAAGGGCGGTTATGCAGATTACTCTACCTCACAATGGGCTCGTCGTGAACGTGCTTTGAGTGAAGATGAACAGGCAGCACTCCAACAATATGGTACGTTTAATTTGAAAGATTTCTTGCCTAAGAAGCCTGGCGAAGTTGAACTCAAAGTTATGAAAGAGATGTTTGAAGCATCAGTTGCCGTCGAAGCATACGATCCAGATCGTTGGAGTCAGTACTTCAAGCCAGCAGGATTTAACGGCGGTAATACTGCTAATGCAGGATCTGCTCCTACTCCAAAAGCAGTAGCGACTCCAGTTGCAAAAGTAGAATCTGCTCCTGTAGTAGAAACTACATCTGCACCTTGGGAAGATGATGCCGCAGAAGCAGCGGCAAGTATTGCACCAGCAGCAGCGCCTGCAACTAGCGATGCGAGTTCACGAGCACAGGACATCTTGGCACGTATTAAATCACGTCAGCAATAATTTAGGAGATTAAAATGGGAAAAGCATTTGATATTTCTAAATTTAGAAAGTCAATTACTAAGTCTATTGACGGCTTAGGTATTGGCTTCAACGACCCGACTGATTGGATTAGTACTGGCAATTATGCTCTAAACTATCTAATCAGCGGCGACTTCCATCGCGGAGTTCCGATGGGTAAGGTAACTGTGTTTGCCGGTGAATCTGGTGCAGGTAAGTCATATATCTGCTCAGGTAACATTATTAAAGCAGCACAAGAACAAGACATTTATGTTGTACTGATTGACAGTGAAAATGCACTTGATCAAAAGTGGCTAGAAGATTTAGGCGTTAATACTTCGGATGAAAAACTCCTAAAGTTGAACATAGCTATGATTGATGATGTAGCAAAAACTATTTCAGAGTTTATGAAAGAGTACAAAACAATGCCAGAGGACGAGCGTCCAAAAGTTTTGTTTGTTATTGATTCACTAGGCATGTTGTTAACTCCTACTGATGTTAATCAGTTTCAAGCGGGTGAAATGAAAGGTGATATGGGCCGTAAACCTAAAGCACTAACATCACTTGTTCGTAACTGTGTCAATATGTTTGGTTCTTACAATGTGGGCATGGTGTGTACTAACCACACTTATGCGTCACAGGATATGTTTGATCCAGATGACAAAATTTCTGGCGGTCAAGGCTTTGTTTATGCATCAAGTATTGTCGTTGCTATGAAAAAACTCAAACTCAAAGAGGACGAGGACGGCAATAAAGTAAGCGATGTTTTAGGTATTCGATCTGCTTGCAAGATCATGAAAACTCGATATGCAAAACCTTTTGAAAGTGTGCAGGTTAAGATTCCATACTCGACTGGTATGGCGGCCACAAGCGGTCTTTTAGACATGTTTGAAAAGATGGGAGTCTTGACAAAATCAGGAAATAAGTTACAATATATAAGTAAGGTATCTGGTGAAATTCATTCTTACTTCCGTAAAGGATGGACTGAAGACAACCTTAAAATTATTATGGGCGAGTGGAGTGAAGATTCTTTGCCCGTCCTTGCTAAAACTGTAACTGAGGAAGAAGTATAATGGATGAAAGTTTAACTATGGAAATTTGGGATACATTTAAAGAATATATTCCAGAAAAAAATAAAGAAACTGCTGCACATCAATATGTTGATTTTTTATTAAATCACGAAATTGAAATTGCTGAACTGGAAAGTTATATCGGTTATGACAATGCACTTGATGTTGCTATCAGATCTGTAGTATCACAAGCAGCAGAGTGGGATGATCCAGAACCAGAGTTTGAAGACGAAGATAACGAGGAATACTAATGAATTGGTACAGCAAAGTAAGTAAAGATATTGCTTACTTACCGGCTTGTATTGATTATTATTACTCTGAGTTAGAAGATGCGAAGAAAGAGGCTAAGATTTATGGTAACATAGAAAAAGCCTCTGCTTCTTTGCCAGGCATTGTAGCACAGCGATTTAACGAACTTCAAGAAATTGAAGGTATCCTTGAATACCTCAACATTGAATTACGTAGATTGCGATCAAAGACATTTAAAAAATACCTCGAAAATTATCAACGAGCATTGAGTTCGAGAGATGTTGAAAAATATGTTGACGGTGAAGCAGACGTAGTTGATATGGAAAAAATTATCAACGAGTTTGCATTGTTACGAAATAATTGGCTTGGCATCATCAAGGCTCTAGATATCAAACAGTGGCAAATAAGTAATATTATCAAATTAAGAACAGCAGGAATGGAAGACGTTTCGTTATGAAACTTTATATCGAAGATTTGATGTGTAGATTAGGCAACGGTGGCCAGTACATGTTTTCAAACGGCACTGTAAAAGTCAGTTCGTTCGATCACAGTATTGTTTCTAACCTTTCTATGGCATGCGACGAACATCGCGGTCTTACTCTCAAGCAAAGAAACGTTTCTATCAAGTTGTGTGAACGATATAACGGCCAACTGATTGCAGCATTGGGCCAGGATGTTATCCCGGCGTTGGACAATCCGGAGTTCAAATCTCGGTTGTTAGAATCGTACATTCCTGTTTCGTCTATCGAAATTGAAGATAAGTGCATCAAGGTAAAATTTCCCTATAACGATAGTCTAGTGGCAAAAATTAAGAAATATAAATCAGAGTATGCTGGACACAGAGTTAATTGGAATTCAGAAAACAAGTCTTGGGATTTTGATTTAGAAGAGGCTTCAGTTGTTTGGCTACAACATAATATTGTTAATGATCAATATATCCTTGACCCGGCATTTAAACAACATTACGACAAGATCGCAGAAATTTTTGAGAAAATTGACAATTACGTACCTTGCCTGGATGTGATTGAAGATCAGTTTGTTTTTAGAAACGTACACACAAGTGTACCACAACCTAAAGTAAATGACCTTAAACATGTCATGTTGCTGGCACGAATGTACGGAATTACTACCTGGTCTGAAAAGGTAGAAGAAATGGTTCAAAAGGCAAATTTTTCGCCTCTTTTTGAATCGTTTTTAACAAAAACTAACACGAAAGTGACAGAATTTGACTCAGAAGAATTTGCCATTGGTCAGTTTACTGACCTGTTCAAATACAATTTGCCTGCATTAATTGTTGTTCCGGGCGGTGATGAACTACAGAGTTTGCGTACCTGGTATTTTTGGTTAAAATCACAAAATTTTGAAGAAAAAGACATTTCTGTGATGTTTAGACTAGATAACGGAAACGGTTCAGTCTTTAATGATCTTGTGAAAGAGTGTAAACTAAACAATCCCATTAGCGAAAATACAAAAGTTGTTTTCATTAGTCAGAAACTTCCAAAGCCTGTAGTAAAATCTGGCCTGCAATTCAAATTTGTGGTTAATTTGAGTGCAACATGGAGTTCTCACTATAGTATCAACAGTTACATTGATACAATGTCTAATGTCATAAGATACGCTCCTACTAAGAAAGAAAAATTAAATTGAGTTTTTGCAAAATTGTAATCAAAGACGAAGTAAACGTAAAGATTGAAAATCTCGATCTTGAAACTCGTAAAGCGTTGGTTAAAAAATTCAAATATTTTGATCAAAAAGCCAGATACTTGCCTGCGTACAAATTAGGCAGGTGGGACGGTTGCACAAGTTTCTTCGGACTTGGCGGTACCACCTACATGAGTCTATTACCTGAGGTAATTGAAGAACTTGTTCGCATGGGTTACGATCCTACACTTGAAGATTACCGAAAATCCACGCCGTTAGAATTTGAAAAAGTTGAAGAAGATTTTTGGGGAAATCAAACATGGCCAGAAGGGCATCGATTTGCTGGAGAAAAGATTAGACTACGTGACGACCAGGTAGAAGTTGTTAACAAGTTCCTTGAGAATCCTCAATGCATTCAGGAAATTGCTACAGGTTTTGGTAAGACAATTATAACTGCAACATTGGCAAAAATTGTGGAAAAATACGGTCGTACAATTACAATTGTACCTAACAAAAGTCTTGTTGAACAGACAGAAGAAGATTTTATTAACTGTCAACTTGATGTAGGTGTATACTACGGAGATAGAAAAGACCTCAATAAAACTCATACTATCTGCACATGGCAAAGTTTAAATATTTTAGATAAGAAATCAAAAAACTCCACCGAAAATGACTTACTGACTTTGGCAGAATTTTTAGATGGTGTGAGTACCGTAATGGTAGACGAAGTACACATGGCCAAAGCAGATGTACTTAAAAAGTTACTGACTCAAA